CCACGGGTGATCGAGCCGAGCTGAATGCCGGTTTCCAGCATTTCCTTCATGCTCGGTGGACGCATGCCCATCCGGTGGTCAGTGCTGGTGAGCATGCCGGAGTGCAGCATGGCCTGTTGCAATACGTCGCCGTATTTCACCAGGTCGGTGCTTTCGCCGTACAGCTGGTTCAGGTGCTGGGACAGGGACAAGCCCTTGGCCGACGCTTCCGCGTACATCTGGACGTGGAACGGCACCTCGATCAGGTTCCCTTCCGCGTTGCGCACCTTGAGGTTGGTCTGCATATCACTCATTTCAAATTCCCCCAAAACTATGTGGTTGGGCGCTTACACGCGCTCAAGCAGAACCAGATCACCAGCCACCCCGGTGCCCGAAATGATGCGGACCACCTGCCAGTGGTAAGGGCTGTCCATCGGAATGGTCGCCTCATCCGGGGCAGGTGTTGCATCGACCTGAACCACCACGGTTGGACGTGGAGCTACCTGTGGGTAGCCAGCAGTGCCCAGCGCGGTTTGGGTGTAGGCAACGACAAAGCCGTTCAGCGTGACGGTCTCGCCGGTGCCGACTTGCGCGATCTTGCGACCGCGGCGCTGGACCGAACCGAAGCTGAAGCCGGCGTTGACGGTGCTCGGCTCGATCGCGGCGACAAAGCCCTCGATCGCGTCGTTGTCCGCACACAGCACATAGTTCTGTGCCGTGCCGCGTTTCACCGCTTTGCCGATGTCGTTGTTACCGAAGGGTGCGGACGAACTGGCACCCAAGGCCGCCGAAGTGGTGTCCTTGAGTGCGTCGGTAACGCTTTCCCCGTATGCGAAAGTAGTCATGAATCAATCCCCCAAAGAATGTTGTGTTAGAGCTTCACGCAGTCCGCATTCGGGACGTAGGCCTGGGTCTTCTTCTCGCCCAAGTCGCTATCGCCCGGAACCTCGGCTTGCGCGCCGATCTTCATCCGCGAGTTGAAATCGGAGAGCGTGCGGTGGTACGTGCCGATCAGGGTTTCCGCGCTCATACCGGTGAAGCTGGTAGGGCTACGGCTCAACGGCAGTTCCATGCGGTTGATGGCGTCACCACAGATTTTCATCAGGGTGGCCATGCTGGCCGAGCGTTCCGATTCACTGGCTTGCAGGCGCTTGACCTCACCACGGGCGTCGGCCAAGTCGCTCGAAAGCGAAATGATCTTGTCCAGGGTCTGGTCGGACATCTGCTCAGCTTTTGCGGCCGGGGCCGTGGCCGGTGCGGCTTCTGGTTCAACCTTCGGATCTGTCACGACCGGGTCAGCAGCAGCGGCAAGCGCAGCGGCTTCGGCAGCTTCACGTTCTTCCTTGGTTGGTTCTTTGATTTCTTCGGAAAGCTTCGGGTCAGCCAAGGCCAGTTTCTCAGCCATCCCCGAAGCGACGGCCGCTTGGCCCGCGTCAGTCAATTTGCGCTTCATATGGTCCACACCTAAGTAGGTTGATGGGGTGAGTACAGAGACCTGTGGCTGTCGATCACCCACTGCTTTCATCACGGCGGAAACCGCCTTGTCGAAGGTAGTGATTTGGTCTACTAGCCCCACTGCCACAGCGTCATCGCCCATAAAGACGCGACCCTCGGCGGCGGTTTCGATCAGTGCCGGTACGGCGATGCCACGGTGCGTGGAGACGTGCGAGAGGAAGAGGTCGTAGAACTTCCCCATGCGCGCCTCGATGTCGGCCCGTGCCTTGTCGTCCAGCTTTTCGTAAGGCGAACCCAGTGCTTTGAATTCACCCTGGCGAAGCATCGTTACGTCGATCCCTTGCTCTTTGAGCATCCGGGCGTAACTGAAATGTGCGCTCACAACGCCGATGGACCCGTCCATGGCCATCGCGGAGCTGAAAACTTTGCGGCCGATGCAGCCGATCCAGTAACCGGCGGACAGCATCTTGGTGCCGGTGTACGTGTAAACAGGGATCACGTTCTTATCGAACTCGGTCAGGAAGTCCGACAGTTCGCCGATGCCCTCGGCGCTGCCGCCGCTGGTGTCGATGTCGAGCAGCAGGCCGCGACAGCCGGACTCAGCGGCGACGATCGCGGCGTTGCGCACTTCCTGGTACGAGCACAGGCCGACGTAGCGGTTGTAGTAAGTTTCCTTGCTGACCATGCTGCCGCTGATGCTGAGCACCGCGATGTCGCCGTGGCGGGCGAGCATGTAGCTGTATTCCGGGAACCCGTCGAAGGATTCGTCTTCGCCGTCGTCGTCGCCGGCATACAACTTGGGGTCGAGCGCGGCCAGTTGCGTCAGGGCATTGCGGGCGGACAGCATGCTGTCGTCGTCGCCATACCAGATGTCGCCGAGTTGCAGGCTCTGGCCGCGAGGTGTCTTGCTGCGTTTGGCGGTCATTGGCTCGCGCCTCCGGCTTTTTTCGGTTCATTCGATTGCAGGGCGCGGCCCTGCGGGTCGGCGTTCGGGCTGGCGTCGTTGGCATTGATGCCGCCGCTGCCTCGGCGGAAGCCAGTGCCGGCGAGCGGCGGGGCGCCCGGGGCGCGTGGGCCAGTGCCGAGGTCCCAGGCCGCTTCGTCGTCGGTCAAAAAGCCTTCGGACAACAGTTCAAGGGTCCGCGCCTGGCGCATGGTCTTGAACGCTTCCAGCTCCAGGTCCGGGCGCAGGTTGATCGGGTCGAAACGGAATTTGATGTACACGTCGGCGCCGTACAGGCGGGCGGCCAGCGTGAGGATGCGCGACAGGTTGGTTTCGACCGGGCGGCGGGCGGCGTTGGCGATCTTGAGGAACACCAGGCTTTCGGTGTTGCTCAACGATTGCGAGCCCTGCATGCGCAGGCCGAGCATCGACGGGTTGGACTTGAGCGAGGTGGCCAGCAGGCCGGAGAGGGTTTCGATCAGCGGCACATAGTCGCTTTTCTCGCCCTGCGCCTTGAGCATGTCCGGGGTCACCGTGTCGTAAATGACCAGCGCGTCTTCCGGGTTGATGCCTTTCAGGTTTTCCTCGATCTTGTTCTTCACCGAGTCGAGCGCCTGCTGCAACTTGTCCTTGTCCGCCTTGATGTCAGCGGGCAGCGCGGCCATCACTTGCTCGATGTTGATCTTGAGCACCAGGCGGCCGTGGCCTTGGCGGCGCACGGCGCGGCGCATTTCTTCCAGAAAATCACCGTAGTGGTAGGTCGTGTTCACGCCCGCCGAGAGCATCGAGTCGGAATAGGCGCGGTTGGCCTGGCGATGCAGCTCGCTGATGAACACCGTGGGGAAGTCGAGCAGCACCGGGTCGCCTTGACTGCGGTTCTGCTGCGGCACCTTCTTGGCCTTGGGGCCGCTGCCGACGTTCTTCCAGTCGATCGTCTCGAAAGGGATGGTGTTGATCTTGGTAGGGAAGCGCGCCTTATCCAGCACCAGCTCTTGGCACAGGGCGCTGGTCAGCACCACTTCCAGCAGGGACTGTTCCAGCAGGCTTTCAAAGCTGGTCTTGTCGCCGTAGCCCTGGCTGTAGTCAAAGAGGGTGTCGAAGCCGGCGATGATTTGCCGAGCCATCAGGCTGCCAGCCAGGTCGAACTGGCCGGATTGGGTGTTGTAGGCCTTGGCGCTGTACCCTGAAAGTGCCACTTCGACAAAGCTGAATGCTGCTGACGAAAACGTACCTTCGCGGGCATACAGGTCGCGGATCGAGCCGATCAGGTTGTTCCGTGCGCGGCTCGCACTGATCACTTCGTTGACCGTTTGGCGGTTATCCCGCGGCACAACCTGGTCCGCCCCGGCGCGATCAAAGACCGTTTCAGTCACGGCTTTGTTCACGAGCGAGCGCGGCAAAACAATAGGTTGCGAGGTGGTTGCAGGCACTTGTGTGGCCCCCCAAAGGCCCGGCGGTTATGGTGAAACCCGCTCTTATTCGTAAAGCGTAGACGTGGTTTCCAAAACGGTGGTTGCGAAGGTCAAAAAACCCGCAATACTCAGGGGTTTACCGTTGAAAACCGGGTGGCAGCCACAGGCCGGACTCGTTCTTTACGTCCTCTTCGGACTTGAGCCGCACCCGGCCCAGCGTCGGGATGTAGGGCACGACCGACTCTTTCGGCGGTACCGCGATGATCCGCCGGGCCACGTCGGCGTAGCCGAGGGAGTGGGTGTAGTGGTCATCGGCCGTGGCCACCCACTGCACGATGGTCTCGCCGGTTTCCAGGTCGCGGGTCTCGATGCGTTTGAATGAGCGCATGTGCGCCCTGGCCAGTTCGTACTCCGAACTGTTCTTCGTCAGGCGGGTGCCGCCCTTGTTCACCCGACGCACAAGGTTGTCGTAGAGCGCGGTGCGGTTGACCGTCACCAGCCCTTCGACTTCGTCGCGGGCAATCAGCACGTCCAGGGTCTTGAGGGTTTTCGCCGGGCCGGTGTGGTAGCGGCAGGCGTAGATCAGGCCGCCGCCTTCCTTGACCAGGTGCTGGGCCAGCGTCGAGTCGGGGCCGGAGTCGACCACGCCGCAGACGCAGCCGAACAACTTGAACAGCAACATGGTGCGCTTGCCGACGTAATTGTCCCCGTCCTGGCGGATACGTTCCTGATACAGAATGTCTTCGCCGCCGCGATCGTTGGGCACGGTGATCGTGAGCCAGCAGGTCTTGCCCACGTCGAGCCCGAGGTATGTGCCCGAGCACAGGCGGATGCCGCTGAACTCGGTGTCTTCGGGGCGCGGGACGTGCAGGGTGGTGGCGAAGTTGGCCATTTCTTCGTCCAGGAACGACGACTGCGCGTCCTCAAACGGCAAGCCTAACTTGAAGTTCACCCAGTCCTTTTTGTTCTCGTACTCGCCGAGCAAGGCCAGCGTGCGCGCCAGCGGGTTGATCGCCGGCACGTCGATGGGGATCACCTGGTAGGAGTGTTTGTCTTTGCGGTCAGGGAAGGTGTGAATCCACTTCCGGCGGCTTGGGTCGAGGAAGTCGCGGTGCTTGAGGCTGTGCCGACACAGCGGGCACAGGAAATAGGCGTCCTGAACGTTGACCGCCGGGTTAAGCAGGTCGGAGCGTTCGAACTCGCGCAGCGATCCTTCGTAACCGGGGATCACCACGTCGCGGAAATAGTCGAGGATCATGTACTGGTGGCAGTGCGGGCACTTGGTGGCGTAGTGCGCCTGGCTGCCCTTTTCGAACATCAGGTTGATGCCGTAGCGGAACACTGTGGGGGTGGAGAAACTGCGCTTGAGGCCTTCGCCTTCCTTGCTGTGGCCCAGGCGGGAATCGAACGTGGTCAACACCCGCTGGTTACAGAAATCCACTTCGTCGCGGAACAACGCCTGCGCCGGTACCGAAATCGCCGACACGCTGCCGAAGGTGCCGCTGATGTACAGCAGCGAGCGGCCGATGCGCTTCTGCTCGTTGTTGTTCAGATCCTTGTCGACCAGTTGCAACAGGGTTTTGGAGTCGGTCAACACCGGGTTGATCCGGCCCTGCGAAAAGCGCTTGGCCAGCGCCGAGGTCGGCATGATGTAAATGATCGTGATCTTTTTGGCGATCGCCATCATGGCGAGCATCATCCGCACCCAAATCTCCGACGCGCCCACCTGGCTGCACTTCTGCATCGCGATGTCTTCGGCGGTGTCGGCCAGAATTTCCGGCTGGTATTCGTGTTCGTGAAACGTCCACGGCCGGCTCGGGTCTTTCGGGTCGGTGGTGTGGTTGGTCAACCACTTGGGGATGCCGCTGAAATCCCGGGCGTCGTAGGCCTGCATGCGCAGGCGCTCCAGATACACCTCCAGCTCGGGGCGAAGGCCACTCATTGCAGACCCTCCAGGCGCACCCGCAGGCGCTCCAGGAACTGCTCTTTCAGTTCGTCTTTCAGATCGACCAGGATGTCCACGGTCGCCGCTTCCACCGCACGCATGCGCTCCATCGACATGATCCGGGCGTGGTTGTCCATCAGGGTCTTGATCATGATGTTGCAGGTGGTCAGCACCTCTTTCGCCTCGC